GCCATTCGATTTCGCGATAGCCTGACTTCTTTATGTAGCCAGCCATCTGCTTGCGCCCTTTACGCCAGCGAAGCGCCCCCGTCTCAGGGTCGTAATCGAGACGTTCGCGAAGCTCTTCGATCGAAGCAGGCATCGACGTTCCTTATCCGCTAAAGGCGCTCTTCAAACTCTGACCAGCGCTGCTCTTCGCGAAGGCGCTGCCGGCGATGTTGCCCAGCTGGCTGGCGATCGTGCCGGCAATGTCCGACCCTTGCTGGTAATGCACCGGCTGGATTGCCTGGGTGATCGCGAGCGTCGATGTGTCGCCCTTGCGGAAGTCGCTGGCGAGGTTGATCCCCTCCGCCGAATCGGCCAGCGCCTGCGTTGCGGTCGAGCCCATGCCCTGATAACCGCCGCCGTAGGAGGTGACGCCGGCCAGCGCCTTGATACGCCCCTGCGCCTCCCTGGCGGCGTCAGTGACCCGGCTCGCCATGTCCGAGCTGACCGATGTGTCGGCCGGCTCGCCGCCAAGCAGTTTGATGTTGGAATCGCCAGCCGCCGGCGAGCCCGCCAGCATCTGGCTATTGAGGTCGGTCGCCGCGCCCTGCTGCACCGCCGTCTGGTTCTCTGGGCCAAGCGTTGTCTCGGCGGTGTTGAGCGAAGCCGTCGCCTTCTGCCGATTCGCCTCGTCGGCCGCCGTAGCCTTCGCCGCCGCCGCGCGTTGGGTGGCGAGCCAATCGTCATTGGCCTGCTGGTTCGCCGCATTGGTTGCTTGCTGGCCTTCGTAGCTGACGCCGGTGGCGATCGCGGATCCGGCGAGGGCGATGGCGCTTAAGGGGTCACAAATCGTCGCCTCCATTACCCATAGCTAACTTTGCCAGACGACTTATCGGCCGACGCCGGCGTCGGGCTCGTCTTAGCGAAAGCGCTGCTGCCCTGACCGCTCGGGTAGAGCAAGCCCTGCACGGCGCTGCCGACCGTCGTCAGCGCCGGGGTGAACAGCGACGCCGCCGGCGTCAAGGTCGGGTCTTGCAACCGTGAAGCGGCGGCGCTCGACTCGGCCAAGTTGGCGGTTAGCGTCGGGTCTTCGGTCGAGTAGAGCTGATTGATCAGCGACTGCTTGTTCGACTGAATTTGGCTCTGGAGCTGGCCCTCTTGCGAATTGGCGTTGGCGACGATGTTCGCCTTCTGCAAGGCGTCATTGTAGGCCAGCTCGCCCTGCTTGTCGGCCGCGGTCGAGGACTGCAGCGTGCCGGCGCGCGCCAGACTGTACTTTAGATCACGCTGGGCGGCGTCATATTGGCGCTGCTCGTCGGGCTGGTAATAGTCCAGCACCTTCTGTTTGTAGTCGTTGTAAAAGGCATCGTCGAAACCGCCGGTCTTCTGCCCGGTGTCATAAGTCGACGTGAGGCTGAGCGGGTCACCCTGCTTGTAGATTTTGCCGGAAGCGTCCTGCAGCCCCCAGGCGCTGCCGCCAGCACCCCCCGTCAAGTTCGAGGTCGCGCTCGGCGCGGCGACGCCGCGTCCGCCGCCGCTGACCCCCTGCGGGCCGCCGGCGGCGACCGCGGGACTAACCGTCGTTTTACCGCTAGTTGTCGTCGGCACCCGCACCGCCGTGTAACCTGCCGGAACGCCGCTCGGCGTTCCGCCGACAATCGGGCTGGCCGGATTAAAGGTCGACCAGTCAAAATTGCTGGTCGTGGTTCCCATCACCGGCGATCCGCTGAAGATCTGGTCGATCAGCTGCTGCCCCTGCGTCAACCGCGCCTGGCGATCAGCCTCTTTCTGGTCGGCTTCCGCCGCCTGCTCTTTCTCGAAGTCGACCGCTTCGCTGTTAGTCGCGGTTGATCCTGACATCACAAAACCTTGGTGAATGAGCCACCCATCGGCTCGAAGCCGCAGCGGCGGAACAGATTGCATAGGCTCTTCGCCGCCGGCGAGGTCGGCGGGATGGTGACGAAGAAGGCGCATGCGCCTTCCTGCTTGGCGACGTCGACGGCGAAGGTAACCAGCAGGCGGCCGATCGCGCTTTTGCGGTGCGCCGGCATGACATAGATCATCCACAGCAGGGCAATCGGCCTGGCGGTGAAAACGTGACTGGTCGTCCAGCTCACCATGCCGACGATCTCGCCATCCAGGTCGGCCAGAATGAACGGGGTGTCGCCGAGACGGATTTGCTTGGTCATCTCGCGCGCGGCGCGCTCGATGTCGAACGGCGAAAACTTGTCGAACCCGGCTTCGTGAAAATAGTGCGCGCCATACTTGTCGAGCAAAGGCCGAACGTCGGTGACCTTGCCGACGCGAAGCTTCAGTTTGCCTCGACTAATGGACTCTGGCCGCATCGCCCGTCACCCGCGCACAAAGGACAAAGTCCTCGCGCCCCTGGCCGAATTGGGCGGTAACGGCCTCCCGCTTGAACCCCAGCATCTTGAGCCAGCGGATCGAAGCGGTGTTGGACGCCATGGCGCGGCATTCGATGCGATGCACGCCACGGGCGTCGAGCGTCGGTAGGATATGCTGCTTCATCGCCCGCGTCACCTCGATAACCACCTCGTCCCAGCGGCCGGTGCCCCACATCCAGCCGGAGCCCATGCCGGGCCAAACCGGAACGAAGCCGCCGACCGCCGCCGGCTCGGCGTCGCGCTCGGTGCGCGCCTCCCACTTCGGCCCCGGAATCGAAGCGATCAGTTTAGCCGTCTTCTCCGCACTGCCCTGGTAGATCGTCGCTCGCACCTCCGCCTCGTCGGCGTCGCGCAGATTGCCGATCACGAACTCAAGTCCGTACTGGGTCAGGCCGCCGATCAATCGGTGCTCCCGTCGTCAAAAATCAGGTTGACCTGGCCCAGCCTGGCGCGCGTCGGGTCGGTCGACCGAAAGCGCAGCGAGATGTGGGTGCTCGCCTCCGGCATCGACATCGTCGGATTGACGTAGGTCGAGCCCGTGAAAGTCGCGACCGTCTCTTCGGTCGCTTGGTTGTTGGGGTCGCAGCCGACCGACAGCGTCCAGGTTCCTTCCGCGCCGACATCGAATGAGTGAAACATTTTGTTCTTCGACGGACTGTCGCAATCGAGCGCCGGCGTGATCACTTCGGCTACGGTCGCGTCATAGGTCGCCGCCACGTCGCTACCGTAGAGATAGAGATTATTGTCGCTGCCGCGGATCAACACCCAAGGGTCGGCGACGCAAGCGTCGACGAAATTGAACGGCGCGTCGAACACGCTCCAGGCGGTAATCGCTGGTTCTTGAAAGGTCGACAGCATGTAGATCCGGTCCGGCAGCACCACCATCACTCTACCCGAGCGCGGCTGGATCAGAGTGCGCGCGCCGGCGAACCAGGCCGCGCCGTTTTGGATGATCAGTTGCCGGAAGATCTCGTCGATCGGCGTGCCGATATCAGTGGTGCCGGCGGTCAAGGAAACGTTCTGCACCTTGAGCGAACGCACGCCGTGCGACGAAACATAGAGCACGTCCTGGCCGAACTGCACCAACCCCTGGCTGGCGAGGAGGCCGGTCGAGCGCAGGAGCTGCACGAACTGATTGAGCGAAGGGTCGGGGTCGAGCTTCCAGATTTGGGTCGACAGGCTGGAGAAGATCGCCATGTTGCCGAGGTAGACTTCGAGCCCGATCAGGTTGGTCGAATCGGCGTCTTGCGCTGACAGATCGATGTAGCCCGAGCCGTCATTGGTGGTGCCGCCAGGCGGCGTCCAGAGGGTCGGGTCATTGATCGCCGAGAAGCGCAACAAACGACCGTCGACGCCGTACATTTTCGAGCCGAACGTGCGGACCGACGAGGCGGTCGCCATCGCGTCAGCAACCAAAACCTGGTTGTAGAAGTGGTAGTAGCGACCGTCGCTGCCGGCCATGACAACGTAGAATTGACCGTTGAACAGATCCCAGTCGGCGACGCGGGTCATCCCGACCGGGAACGGCAACGAGATAATTCCCGGCACGCCATTCGGCGGAGAGCCAGACCAGTCAGTGATCCCGGACGCCCCGTTTCGGACAACGAAGAACTCGCCATTACGCGACAGCGCGCCAAAACTGCCAGCCGGCGCAGGCCCCCACAAAAGGAACGAGGTGCGCTTCTCGATTTCCGCCCCGGCGCTGACGACGCAATTGCGCAGCGTGCGAAGCGAGCCCGCAGGGGCGGTCGCGTAACTTTT